TGCTGGAGAAGCTCCCCAATGCCTCAGAAAATCCATCTTTTGAATACGAAGAACCGTCCGGCGGTCGGACGGATTAGTATCTTAGCCGAACTGGGCCTGCGCCCAATTCAGGCTGAACCAGTACACCACATCCTCCCGTTCAATAAGTGTCCGCTCCTCGTCAGTCACGGGGTTGTCTTTGTCAAAACTCGGCCGAAGGTGTTCAGAGGTCTCGATCATAGTCCAGGCTCCTTCCAGAACTATATTATACACCGAATCCTCGCCCCGTGCTCGGGTACCAAGGTTGGCGTGGCGTGCCACCCCGTACCTCCGCCCCACAACAGGTATCATGGCCCGCCCACTATCGATTATGTGAAACCGGCGTGTCTTTTGGTTTGGGGTACAACTGGTCGAGGCGAACACCCCGAGCCCCTTCGGGCCAGACGCGTTTGACGTCTTCTGCGGTAAGATAACCAACCCGCATTGAGTCAGCGGCGGTGTCTATCGCCCAATCCACAACGAGATAGGTTGCGGTCCCGACGACAATAACCACTGCAACCGGAACCGCGCCGGTCGCACCAGCCGCAACGGCGATGTCCAGGGCGACTTCCCCGACGGCCCAGGCCGCAACTCCGCCGACCGCCGCTTTACTGAGCCTCGTCACAAGTTCGTCAACCTCCGCTTTGCCAACCGCAACTTCATACACGGTTATCCCTGCGTCCAGCAGTGCCAACGCGACACCCACGATCGAGGCGGCTTTGCCCCCTATCCTGAGTACCTTGGCGATTGCGCTATAGTGCTTCGCGGCCGACCCGATGGAGCCGTCCAACTCGACGAACGTTCTTCCCATCTTCGTCATCCGGCCCTGCTGAACTGCGTACTCCGCGGCCTTTTCGTTCAGCCCGCCGCGTAACGCACCGATCCTGCGGGTCTCATAGTCCTTGTAAACTGTGTCGAACTGGTCGTCCGGGAGTACAAAATACTCAGCCTTGTTGTCCTTCTGCATATCTCGAATGTAATCATGCCAGTCCTTACGGACCTTGATCTGGACGCCCTCTAGCTTCCCATTAACGAAACGATAACCGTCATTCTGGGGAGCATTGGGGCTTTTGACCTTCTTCCACCCGTCTTTGGCGTTCCGGTTAATCCAGTCCTCCTCTGCAATTCGACCGCGTAGGCTGCCCCGCGATGTAGGGTCGGCGGCCGCCCAGCGAAGCAGTTCGGCGGTTTGGAGTTCGACCGCACGATTTGGAAACGTCTTTTCTGCCGCAGCGAGTACTTGTAAGGCCCGGATCGGATCACCAAATGCCCCCGCAGCCGTGGCCCCAATATGCGAGGGCGACGCGGCGCGTCGGGCGACACCAGCTATCGTGGCCGTAATGGGATCATCAAGCACTGCTGACTGTGCGATTGTTGCCGCCGTCGGAAATGCGACAAGCGCGACCAGGGCGATCATGCACCATGTGGTTGAAACCGGTCTCATGGCACCTTACTCCAATCCCAATTTCTTCAACGTGTCACGCGATTCAGGATCGAAGCCGGCCCGAGCAAGCAGATCATTCCACTCGTCGGGATTGACGAGTTTCTTGAGCCCGCTCAGTGCCTCATTTGCTGACATGCGTGTTTGGTCACTTGCCCAACGCCCGATTTCAAAAACTGGTCGTAGGTGCTTCAGCCCTTCTACAACTTTGCCGCGATCGTTCTTAATGTCACGAATCCCTACCGCCAAGACATTCCAGGAGCTGTGAAACGCATCCTGCGCGCACTTATTGGCTTTGGCGATGGATTCTTGACATGCCGTGTCAATCGCTGCACGGGCAGCTTCAATGGCCGTTTCGTTTGCTTTTTCCTCATCCACGACGATCTTTGGGTCAACTATCGGAGACCGTGGATCCTTTCGCCCTTGCATGAATTGGATCGAAAGTCGAGCTTGGTCTGCCGTCTGTGCCGCTTCCAATAGCCGCCCCGATTGGATGTAGGCTGCCGACGTCTCCCGCTGTACGCCTGCCAGCGCACGCCACACCCGGATATCGTCGGAATCAATGCCGGATGCCTGTGTGAGCACTATTTCGGCTTCCCGGAGCCGCTTCTGGGCTCGCAGTCCTTCTGCTTGTTTCAGAAGGTCGGTGACCGACGCCACAGGGGCAGGCGACTGGATGCCTGAGGGACCCTCCGCTGCGGAGTGCCCAGAACCGGCCCCCGAGGATGGCCTGTGTCCGTTCCACGCCCAGGCCGCGATGGCGGCCACAACGACGAACACCCCAAGTGCTGCCAATCCCCAAATTTTTGCGCGGCGTTCCTTCGGTTTAGGTGCGGTATCTCTCGTGTCGGACATATTATGATCTCCTTCATTTCGTAAGACCGCTTATCAGATGATGTTCCACGAACACCCTGCATAAGTTGGTGAAATGCTTGGGACCATTGTATTGTTAGGTTGGACTCCCGACAAGTCCAGACATTTCACCCAGACATTTCACCCGACATTTCCCAGGTGGTTTCTCGCTGACGACCGTCATCAGCAGTGTCCATGATTTTATCTTGCCTTGACGGTTCGACAAGACAATTCCCAGTGACAATTCCCAGTGCCCCAGACCCTTCGCCAGACCGCCAGCGGGCGGCGAATCAGGCTTCCACAGGCTCCCAATCGGCATGTTGCTTGACACTGTCCTGATAATAGTAGCATGTTCATCGGGAGCATAAACCGGTACATGCGGGCGGTGCTGGAGACGGCGGCGGGCCGATGGAAGGGCCTGCCAGTCTATGTCGCGTGTTCGGGCAACTTCACCGTTGAACGCATTCTGGCAAAGTGCGGCGTCGGGGCGATCCACAGCAACGATGTTTCCATATACTCCTGCGCTCTGGGTTGGCACCTGGCAAACACCCCAAAACGCTTCGTAATCAAGGCGCAGGACTATTCCTGGCTGGAACCGTACCTGGACTCCGGCCCGGCAACGATTGCCACACTGCTGTTGGCCGGAGAGATGTTGAAGGTTGGCGGCGACAACGCCTATGCCAAGCGGATGCGCGAGGAATACCGCCGCAAATGGCCCCAACTTCACGCCAAGACGGTTGAGCGAGTCAAGAAGGCCACGGCGGGCATGTCCATCGCGTCCTACTTCGCTGGCGATTGCCGGGAGTTTCTGGCTGGCGCCGACAAGGGCGCCGTGTGCATCAGCTTCCCGCCGACTTATAAGGGCGGGTACGAGCGGCTTTACAAGAAACTGGACGCGATTTTCGACTGGCCCCGCCCCAGCTACCAGGTCTTCAGCCCCGAAGATTTCGAGCAGTTTTCGGCCACAGTGCGCAGCTTCAAACGATGGATGATTTCCAGCGACACCGAGCAACCCGCCCTTGCCGGCCAGCATGTGGCCACCGTCCAAACCTCCATGCTTTCAAAGCCTGTGTTCATGTACAGCGACGGCGCCCCGCATCGCCTGGCCACCGCCCGCCAGCAGGTCGGCCACAATCACTGGGCGCCGCGGACGGATGAAGTTATCGAGCCGATCCAGGTCACGCGCATCGACGCCAAGGTAATGAACGCCATCCGCTCCCAATATCTGGCCCAGCATATCACCCCTTGCGACGCCCCGCGCAACTATGCCGTGCTGTCGGCGGGCAAGCTCATTGGGGCGTTTTCGTTCGCGTTGCCGCGCGGGCCCTTGCCGTGCGACCTGTATCTGCTGTCAGACTTCGCCGTTCGGCCCACGCCGCACAAGCGGCTGTCGAAGCTGATTCTTGCGTGTGTCGTCAGTAAAGAGGTCCAGGCCGACCTGGAGCAATGGCTGTGCGCCCGCATCCGCACGATTGGCACCACGGCCTTTACCGACAAACCGGTATCGATGAAGTACCGGGGCATGTTCGACGTGCATAGCCGTTCCGAGGGCAAGGTGAATTATCTTGGCCCCGCAGGGCGGTGGAATCTACAGGAGGGCTTCCAATGGTGGACAGCCAACCATGCGACACACTGACTAAACCGGCCCAGCCCGACGCCGCCAGCGGCTCGCCACAACACGAACCCGGATGGAAGGCGAGTCGCCCTGGCGACCTGGATCGCGTCAACGAAAAACTCGCGGCCTCCAGTTTGCGGATCGCCGTCGTGCCGATCAGCCAATGCGATCTGCTGGAGAAGAACGCCCGCTTCATGCGGGTCGAGCAGTACAAGCGGCTTGTGGAGAACATCCGGCGCGACGGCTGCCTTACGAGCGTCCCCTTTGCCATTCGCCACGCGGGTTCGACAGGCTCACCGCAGGACGACCGCTACACGATCCTATCGGGCAATCATCGCGTCAAGGCCGCAAAGGACGCAGGCTTGACCGAAGTGACGCTCTTGTACACCGACCGCGAGCTAACCCACGCCCAACAGGTGGCTATCCAGCTTTCGCACAACGCCATCGCCGGGCAAGATGACCTGGCCATCCTGCGGGAGTTGTACGACGAGATTAACGACGTAGCCCTCAAAGAATACTCGGGCCTCGATGATGTGCTTTTGGGCAAGCTCAATCCGCCGGAGCTTGACCCGCTATCGGAGAAGGGCCTGGAGTACCGGATCGTTTCGATTGCCTTCCTGCCGGAAGAAGTCGAGCGGGCGGAGAAGCTCTTTGCCAAGATCATGGAACAGGCCGACGGCGACCGCACCTGGATCAATCGCCGCGCCGATTACGACAGGATGCTCGACGCCCTGACGGTCGCCAAGGAAGCCGCCGGTGTGAAGAACACCGCGACCGCCTTTGGTCTCTTACTTGACCTGGTGGAAAACCACTTTGACGAAATCCCCCGCCCGCAGTCCAAGAAGGTGAAGGATAATGCCCAAGACAGCCGCCAAACCTAGCGCCCGCGCATACGAGCGATTGAAGCAGCAGACCAAGACGCGCAATGCCGCTATTACGCTGGCAGGCCAGGACATCGCGCCACTGCCCAAGATCGTCGATCGCGCCCGCCGGGCGATTGCCGACCGGGACTTCAAGTTCTTCTGCGAGACGTATTTCCCCGCGTTGTTTTACTTCCCGTGGAGTCAGGACCACCTCCGCGTGATCGGCAAGATTGAGCGCGTCGTGCGATACCATGAAACGCTGGCGGTGGCCATGCCCAGATCGTCGGGCAAGACGACGCTTTGTCTCATTGCCGTGATCTGGGCGATATTGACAGGCCAGCATGAATACGTCTTGTTGATCGCCGGCACCCAGGAGCTTGCGGAGGGGTTGCTTGGTGACATCAAGACCCTCTTGGCGAGCAATAAACTCCTACTCGCCGATTATCCCGAAGTGATCTACCCGATCCAGTGCCTTCAAAACGAATCCCGTCGTTGCGTAGGCCAGCGATACTACGGCGTTCCCACAAAGATCGGCTGGGGCATGGACATTCTGAGTATGCCGACGATCCCCGGCAGCCGGTGCAGTGGCGCCAGCATCGAAGTGGCCGGCCTCACGAGCCATATTCGCGGGGCGATTGAAGCCCGCGAGAACCGGATCGTGCGTCCCACGCTGGTGATTTGCGACGATCCCCAGACCGAGGAGTCGGCGCATTCGCTCTTGATGACCGCCCAGCGGCTTTCAATCATCAATGGCGCAATTATGGGTCTGGCCGCGCCCGGCCAGCGGTTGGCCGTTATTATCCCATGCACCGTGATCGAAGCTGGCGACCTGGCGGACCAGTTGCTCAATCGTCAAAAGAATCCTTCGTGGCACGGTGAGCGGACCAAGATGCTCTACAGCTTCCCCGCCGACGAGAAGCTCTGGGTCCAATATGCGACAATCCGGGATGAGTCGCTACGTAACGATGGGGATGGACGCGAGGCAACGGCGTTCTATGCGCTTAATCAAGCCGCTATGGATGCGGGGGCGGTGGCGGCATGGCCTCAAAACTACTGGGCGAATTACGGTGAAATCAGCGCGATCCAGCACGCAATGAATCTCAAGTTCAAGGATGAGCGGTCATTCTTCGCCGAGTGCCAGAACGAGCCGCTCAAGCCTTCCCAGTTCCGGCAGGATGTGCTGACGGCCAAGATGGTCTGCGAGAAGGCCAACGGGCGCGAGCGCCGCGCCGTTCCGCTCACATGCACCAAGCTCACCATGTTCGTCGATGTCCACAACAAGCTGCTCTACTATTGCATTGTGGCCTGGCAGGATGACTTCACCGGCTTTGTCATCGATTACGGCACGTTCCCCGAGCAAAGCGACAGGATGTTCTCTCTCGACGGCGCCCGCAAGACGCTTGGGCGGACATATCCCGGCACCGGTCCCGACGCCGCCATTCAAACCGGCCTGGAGACGCTCATTGCGACGTACCTGGCCACAGACTTCAATCGCGGCGCGGGGCTTATGCGCATCGACCGGCTACTGGTGGACATGGGCTATAAGCCAGGCATCGTCGCCGCCGTCAAGCACAAGGCGGGCGGCTCGGCCATGATGCTCTATAAGGGACTGGGGCTGCGGGCGGGCTCCAAGCCCATGAGCAGCTACGCACGCAGGGCCGGCGAGACCATCGGCCATTACTGGTACATCCCCAATGTGAGCAAGACCGCCGAGTTCCCCCACGTGGCGTCCGATGTCAATTATTGGAAGACGTTCACGCACACCGCGCTGGCCACCGCCGCCGGCGACACCGGGAGCCTGACCATCTTCGGCCAGGCCCGCGAGCATGAGCTATTCGCCCAGCACATCGCCAATAGCGAAACGTGGACGGAGACGCAGGGCCACGGCAGAACTCTCCACGAATGGACGCTCCTGCCCAGCAAGCCCGACAACCACTGGCTGGATTGTCTGACCGGCTGTGCCGTGGCAGCCTCGATGCTGGGTTGCCGCGTGGCGGGCGTCAAACCAGTGGATGAACGCAAACCGATAAGAATGTCCTCTTTAGTACGGAGATCAATATGAGCGACGAAAAAGCACCGGTCAAAATGAGCGAGGCTTGCGCCGACAGGGATGAGCGCGGCTTGATCTGCAAGAACTGCGGGTGCAGGGATTTTCGGGTGAAGCACACCAGGCTCGGTTCGGAGTCGATCCGGCGCGAACGAGAATGCCGTTATTGCGGCAGGGTCGTCTGGACTTGCGAGAAGTAGGATAGAGGCGTCCGCAAAAAGAGGCATTAGTGCCCTGACGGATAGCTAACAGCCTTGACAGATACCTTATGATGTCCGATATATTATGAGTAGATAATCCAACGTAGCCCAAGAGGCACGGCCTTGCAAACCGTGGCTCTCGGAAACGAGACAAAGCCCGTCGAACGTGTACACGGCGTTCGGTGGGCTTTTCTTTTGGGCCAGGAGTCCAGCTATGGCAGACAACTCAGGCCAGATTGCCAACAACGCCCTGGCGCCCCGCAGGGCCAGCGCCGATGGCGTTGAGGCCATCCAGCACGACATTGGGGATCAGATCAAGGCAGACCAATATGCGGCCACCGTCGCCGCCGTGAGCAATCCCTTTGGCGGCATTCGCATCTGCCGCATGATCCAGCCCGGCACGGTTTACCCGCACGGCTTCCCGCGCGGCTACAGAGAGGTTTGATGGACTTTGACACGGACAACATCGCTAGCGCTCTTGCGACTATGGCTGACCCGCCAAAGCCCAAGACGGTCCCTGTCACCGTGCGGCCCCGCCCACAGAGCGTCCAGGAACAATTCGAGGATCAGCAGGTCGCAGCCGCCATGCGAATGGCCTCTACCGGCTCGCCGCTGGCCATGTCACGGATTAACGGGCCGCAGATGATTCACGCCCGGTACGACGCAGCCCAGTACACCGAGGAAACCCGCCGGCATTGGCTTATGTCCGACGGCATGGCCGCCGACGCCGCGATGAATGTCGGCGTCCGCGAGGTGCTGCGGCGGCGCTCGCGCTACGAGGTCGATAACAACTGCTACGCCTGCGGCCTGGTCCAAACAATCGCCAATGACGTGATCGGCACCGGCCCCAGGCTCCACATGCAGTTGACTAACGAGGCGCTGGGCCACGCCATCGAGGATGCTTGGCGCAAGTGGTGCCGCACAGTCCACCTCGCGCAAAAGCTCCGCACCATGCGGAAGTCCAAGAGCAAGGACGGCGAGACCTTCGGCCTTTTGGTGAACAACCCCACGCTGGCGCACCCCGTGAAGTTCGATGTCCGTCTTGTCGAGGCCGACCAGGTGCGCACGACCGACATCAGCCTGTACGGCGTGCCTTGCGTCGATGGGATCAAACTTGACCAATACGGCAACCCGGAGAGCTATCACGTCCTGCGTGTGCATCCTGGCAATTATTCGTACTGGACGGGCACCATCGGCTTCCCCTGGGAATATGACATTTATCCCGCCGTCTCCGTGATCCACTGGTTCCGTGCCGACCGGCCCGGCCAGCATCGCGGCATCCCCGAAATCACCCCCGGCCTGCCGATCCTCTCGCAGCTTCGCCGTTTCACACTGGCGACGCTGGACGCGGCGGAATCCGCCGCCAACTTCGCACTTGTCATGCAGACCAACGCGCCCGCCAACGGCGCGGCCGCGACCGTGCCTGGCGACAGCTTCGAGCTATCCCGGAACATGGCCACCACGCTGCCGGAGGGCTGGACTCTTGGCCAGACCGATCCAAAGCAACCCGGCCACAACATACGAGATGTTCAAGCGGTAACTTATCGATCGGCCTACGAGACATGAACGTCCAGACCAACAATGGCCACGAGTTCGTCGGCTGTAAACACCGGAATAGCAAGAGAGATGACTTTGAGGCAACAGTGGAAGCATTCAAAGCCATCCACAAGCAAATCCCCATCAATGCCGGAACCGGCGCCTTTGATCAGGCGCCGGTTCCGCTTTGAGTACTCATCAATCTGCTTCGCCGTTATCCGGCGTTTGCAATCGTACAGACTTCACTGTCATGGCCGGATTTACGCCAGCGGGTCAATCAGCACGCTGTACATGGCGCAGGTTGGGCTGCCGGCGCCGAGGTTGCTGCCAAGCGTAATCGTTCCGGCCGAAACGTTCATCGCCCACACGTTGAAGGTGGTGCCCGCCGAGTTCGTGATCGTGGTGCTCGTGTTGGTGAACTCGCTGGTCAGCCAGGCTGGCTGGTCGATGGTCGGGATGGAAGCGTCATACAGGATGTAGACCGTCGAGACTACGTTGATCGTGAAGGTGAGGAAGTTGTTAGTGGGGGCGACGTTATAGTCGTCCTGGGCGGTCTTGATCCAGCTTGCGCCCAGGTACTGTGTTGGGATCCCGCCGGTCGAGAAGGTCGCGCTGGACCCCTCACCATATTGGCTAATGCCGCTCTCAAGATTGTACGGCTGCGCACTGTAGCTGGAGGTGCGCGTGCCGGTGGTCGTCAGGCCGGTGATCGAGAGATTGGTCTGACCGGCCAGGGCCGTTATCTGCTGCGTGCTGAGGGCGGTGTTGTAAATCCTGGCTTCGTCGATGCTGGCGTTTAGGTAGTTGCTGCCAGCCAAGCCAAGGTTGAGGACAGTGGTGACAGACGCGAAGGCGCCTGACTGAGTCTGGCTCTTCACAAGAGTGCCGTTAGCGTAAACCGACATTGTGCTTGTGCTGCTGTTGTAGGTGGCTATGTAATTGTTCCAGTTCGTCAGGGTTACCGATGGTGTACAGGTCAGCGACTTCCATCCGCTGATGTACAGTTCAAACACTAGTTCATTGGTACCGGTGACGGTGCCAAAGGCGTAGGCAGCGCCCTTGCTGAAGAATGCGCTTGAGGCGCTCCAGTTGGCGCCGCTGCTCTTGGCCCAGATCGATAAGGTGATCTGGCTTGTCATGTCGATGGCGGGGAAATCCGGGACGCTGATATAGCCCGAGCTGCCCAGGTTCACGGCATTGCCAGCCGCGGTATTGCTGCCACCGTTTGCGATCCACGCTGCGCTGCCGTGGAGCGCGCCGATCTCCGTGTCGCCGGGGACGGAGTCGCTGACGGCGGTGCCGCTATCCTCATCCATCCGCCACCAGCCAACGAGGCTGCTGGGCAGGCTCACCCCGCTCGTGATGGCGCTTGCCTGGATGGAATAGCCCGACGGAACGCCGCCGCCGTTGACGGCCCTAACCTCGTACCAGTACTGCGTGCCGACCGTCAGGCCGGTGTCGGGATAGCTCTTCAGGGTGACACCCGTGGCGATCGGGGCATAACTCCCCGGGCCGCCGGTGCTAAGCTCAGGAGCACGGTAGACTGTGTAAGTTGACGCCGTGCCGGTCTCCGACCAGCTCAGGTTGATCCCCGTCCCGCCAGACGCCGCCGTTCCAGAGAGGCCGGTTGGCACGTTGGACAGGGTCCATGTGTTGTTCGGGGAGGACTTGGTCAGCTCCTCGACGCCGGCGCTGTTCACGGCCGTGACTTCGTAGTAGTACGGCATGCCGGGTGACAGGCCGCTGCTGTCGATATAGCTCGTCGAACCGC